TAAGTTCTTCTCACAACATCACCAGATGATGATACTGTGTTTACTCCACCATAAGTACTTCCAAATGGGGGGTCGTAAATAGTTTCACCTGGGAAGTAATATTTGTTTTTAATTACTGGGAATGGAGAAGGGTTAGAAACACTATCGTAAACTCTTTCTTCATAACCACGGAATCCACAAGGAACCGCATCTACAGGAGCCTCATCAGAAAGTTCAACCATAATAAAAGTTGATACTAATGGGAACTCTCCATTGGATGAACCAATTTTCTTAGCAACAAAACTATTAGAACCCGGGTCCATAGTACAATTGGTGTATTTTTCATAAACAACAGGATTTGCATCTGTGTCAAAGAAATCTCTAACTAAGACATCAAATGTCATATTAGAGAATGAAATATTTGCGATTGAAATTTTAACTTCTGTATTTGCCGAATTACCGTCAGAAATTGATATAAATTTGAAAAGGTTATAAACTTTATTACCTCTTAATTCAGAAACAACATATGGGGTTTTTGGTGTTTGGTATTGGTCCAAAAACCAAGCAATTGTTGTTGTTGAATTCTTGTCCCTTGCTTCGGGTAATGCAATAAGCTCACAATTTAAACCTTTAATAAATCCTTTATTGTAAAGGTAATTTAATAGACCTGGATAAGATTCCTCAACATAAATAGGAACTTCTGTCCTTGATTTAGAAAAGTTAGTTAATCCTAAAACTTTAGTAATATAGTTTGAATCAATACTTCCAAATGAAGTTTCAAATTGGAAAGTTTTATTTTCATATGTAATACCACTAAGTAAGAAAGTTGAAAATGGATTTTTACTAACTCCAGAGTATGCCCCTGTACAAATCATATCCAAATCAGTTAAACCTGTTACTTGATATGCGGGTCCATGATTATTAGCATCGTAAAGCGAAATACCACGAGAACGTAAAGTTGCAATTACTAAGTTATTATATTCACTGTAAGCAGTACCACTGTAGTAATAAACAGTACCTGAAGTAGTTGCCGTAAACGCTCCTGTTGAACCTGTAACAAAATCAGAAAATCCGTAATACCAAGAGTATCCTGAATATTCATTTGCCGTGTAGTTGTTAAAATTGGCATAAAACCAAGGGTCATTTACACCATCTGTCAAATCGTTGAATTCTAAATTTAAACTGTCAACACCATATATGTTAGTTAAGTTTGGAAACAAACTAACTTGTGAGTTATAATCAGACTCAGGTACCGAACCATAAAAATTCAACGTGTTTGCAGATATCGAAGTGTTACCCGAAACCGCCTTAACAAAACTGAATAAGTCTTGAGTGTAAGTACTAGTTGAACCGTTGTTCAACAAATACTGAATATTTAGACTATCATTTATCACATCAGGTAATGGTGTAACAAATGTAAGAGTGTTATTAACACTAGTATTTCCTGTGATAATTGCAGTGAATGTAACCTCTGCAATACCTGTATCAATACCTACAGTTGTTCCATCAACGTTAGCTGTTGCTCTGATAGTCCAAGAAGGACCTGCATCATAACCTGACAGTCCCAACACTCTTGTTACAAAAAGTTGATTGGATTGTTGTAAGTAAGCCTTTGCAATATATGCGGCTTCGTATTTAGGGATTTGAGTTCCAATAAATTTTTCAGGAACTGTACCTCCGAAGAATGTCTGATACTCATCGTAGTTGGTAATGAAAATAGGTTCAAATGCTGGACCCTTTAATGTTTCACCAACTAAACCCAAAGTAGTTACACCTACACTTTGAGCTACGAAAGATAAGTCTGTTTCTGAAGTATAGACACCGGGAGATACAAATACTTTCTGATTAGCTTGTGCTGTTGCCATTGATTAATTTTTTCTTATTCAGTTTTATTTTATACATAAATATTCATTTAAAATACAAAAAACTTTACTTTACAATATGTATTAATAAACTGGCAGATTATTTTCTACCTTTTTTCTTACTTTATGAAAAATACCCACGAGAATATCAAGAACCTTAAAATATCTGAGAGAGCCCATGAGGTTCTAAAAAAGTACTGCCAAGAAAATGGTTTGAAAATTCACAAGTTTGTTGAAAAACTTATTTACGAAAATTGTACCAGTAAGAAAGATATCTATGGTGAGGATTAAACCAACTTAGCATCAAACAACAATAGTGCCTCTTGACCAGGTGTTGTTTTTGTAATACTGACTTGTAATATGTCGTTTGTATTAAGTTGAATTGTTTCCAAATCTGAACCATAATAATCACCATTAATTGTGACATCCCAACTCTCAACGTTGTCAGACGATGTTAAATTCAAATCAATTCTATAGTCTACTTGGTCATCAAGTAAAGATGTGTTACCTGAAGTGTAAAATAATCTATATTCAAATTGATTCGGGTTTGGTGGCATAATTTCCGCTCTTCTACCTGTGGCAACTTTTACATCGGTTTCAAACAATTCAACAACACGAGCAACAGCGGGTTTTACTTCAAACTCCTCTTCATCAATCAAATAACCTAACATAGTAAAGTCATAACTTTGCATATAGAATTGTCTTTTATCGATGTCCATAACAGACTCATCTGTTAAGTTATTCATAATGATTGGTACGTATTGTCCTTTGATAAAAGTATACGCCTGACGAGATGAAAAAGTTTGTAAAACATTTTTGTTGAATGTGTTAAGTTCACGCATTCTATTACAAATAATTTTTACCTGATAATTTATATCAACAGGTACTGGCTGTGGTATAGTGTAAACATCAAACCCTTTTTGATTACCATTCCAAGTAGGAACCGTGGCATAATAAAATTGTTTTCTTACAGGAATTGTATATTGAAGAGAAGGATTGGTACCATATTTTACCTCAGGAGAACGGACAACCGTAATGAACGGTAGTTGTACGTTAAAGTCAGGGTCTTTAAAATTCCACGTTTCAGTAAACTGTGACCATCTTTGGTTTGTAATAATCTTATTTATTACATTAATATCCTTACCTGAAACAGTAGTCTTTAACTCACTCTTCACAAACTCCAACATACCTAAATCTAAATCGGCATGTAGAACACTTTGAGGAAGATATGTTCCGTCTTTATTGATGTATTCTAAAAGCTGTTCTCTTCTAGCCGAAAGTGTTTTCGGTGGAACTAAATCAATTGTTGGTTTAACTTGTTTTGGGAATGCCATTATGTGCCGAAAAATTCGTTTTGAGAAACAGGTGCTGCAATGATTGACCTGTAGAATGGTTTATAACCACCATAAGTATGTTTATTGTCCGATACAACCCTTCCATCATCCGCCACAACATAGTATCTAACCTTACTTTCAGTTTCGTAATATCCAATATAATCCCCCATCATTATCTCAACTCCTAACTCGTCTAAGTAAGATTGATAAACAGAAAATTTCATATTACCTGGTTCGGTTTGTTCTACTCTACTATTACCATATCTCTGAGCTGCCGGTGCAAAAATCTGAACCAAACCTTTAACCTCAACGGGTGCTAAAAATTGTATACCACCTTCAGGTACTTCACCATAAACATCATCTTGTAAGGTTTTGTATCTGTCAATTCTATACAATACAACTGTAAAGTTCATATCCCCCTCAAGCCATTCAGAACCCATGGCAATATCCAACGCATAATCTTCACCACCAAAGAACTTACCTAATCTTGTAATCGGGACTAATTTTTGTGACATCACTCTTATGTATTTACCTATTTGATAAATACTTTATTGTCACTTATATTTAGTAAACAAAAAAAATACACTATTGTCCACCTAACTAATATATGGGTATAGACTTAACAATAGAATCCAAAGCTATTTCCGCACTTGAACAATACGAGGGTGCAAATAACTATATCCTAAACTTAAAACAGAAACTTTCAGTTAATTCTAAGTTTTACCCTACAAGGTCACAAGCAGAATATATTCTGACAAATAAAGATAAAACCCCCAAGGTTGCTAAAAAGTGGGTTGTGTTAGATTCTTATTTTGCAAACAAGTTGGCTAACGATAAATTTTTGATGGAAGTTCCTGAGAGATTGTGGATTGAAAAACTTTTAGCCGAGAAAGATAAAGCATATCATGTTTGGGGGAGATTTTTTGAGACGGACCAACTAACAGATTTTTGGGTTCCCAAAGTTTCAATTATTAAAGACAATAAAGTTGAGATTAAAGAAATTGATTATTCTAAGTATGAACACCGTCCACCTTTGGAACATCAGAAAATT